ACAACCAGGCCAGGGACCTCCAGGCCACCCTCAGCCAGACCATAACGCGGGTCAGCAGCCTCAACAGGGGTGCCCCACACAGTGCCACCAGCACCAGCAGAAGCAAGGATCACACGGTCATCAGGGATGACCCGCTGACCGGCAGCACGCCGCTCATTCACAGTGATCGTCGGCAGGCCACGATCCACAAGCTGATCATTCACCAACTGGGTGGTCACGTTGACCTGCTGGGCAGTACCGAAGTAGCCGGCCTCGCGCATGCGGTTCTTCACATGAGTCAGCACCCGGCGAGAAGTGATCATCTCAGTCGGGGTGGTGCCATTCGCGGCCTCGTACTCGGCCAGCCACGCCTCCAGATCCGCAACCGGATCCGAACCGTCAGCAGACCACAACGTGCCATTCGTCTTCGTGAAATCGGAGCGGCGCCCGAAATCAACATCGGTGACGAAACCGCCCTCATTGATCGTCAACCGACCAGTAACCAGGGAAGCACCACGCAACAAAGCCTGACGATTCACATGAGCCTGAGCCAACTCACCCGAAATACGCTCAGACGCGGCCTGCAAAGACTCCGGAGAGTTCGCACCACTCATCACATACTGGTCATACTCACTGATCCGCTTCTTCAACGAAACAGGGGCCAGCTCAGAAGTCTTACGGCCACGACCAACCGACTTGCCGAACTGCGCCTCAGTATCAAACGAACGGTACTCGGCGACCTCAGAAAGGACCTCACCCACATCCCACGAATAAGTGGAACCATCCACCGCAACGTTCGGGAAAATGCTCGACAGGGTACTACCCTCGTCGGTGTTCTCAATCACCGCACGAGCGAACGCCGTAACCTCAACCGGCGCAACAACATCAGTCCAAAGAGCCATGCTAGTCAGCCCCTCCTATCAGGAATCGAAAACGAAGCGGGACGAACCAGCAGGCGCCTCAAACGGCACAGGCAGGAACGCAACACGGACACGGCCACGATCAATCATCGGGGCAACAGCATCCCCATGAGTGACGTTCTGATCAGTCGCCAGGAAACCCTCAAGGACCTGATCCTCCGCACCAGTGAACGGGACACGCTTATCGCCCGACTTCGCCAACGGAGTGCCCGACTTCACAACACCACCCGGGAAAGTGCCAGCACCAAACGCGTCAGCAGCCAGGGTCACAGTCCGAGCAGTCGACAGGCCCTCACGAGACCCCAACCACCGATCATCAGAACCGCCATACAGCGACTCAGAACGAATACCAAGATTCGTCATAACAAACTCCTAAAAGTAGAAAAGATCACTTGCCCGCAAAACGCTTCGCACGCTCACGGACCTCCTCAAGCGACATCGCAGCAGAACCCGAACCATTACCGGTCCCAGCAGAAGGCACCACACCCGGAGCCGGCCCAGACGCAACACCCTGCGCATCCGCCAACCACTCCTCAGCAGAAGCCACAAGCTCCTCCTCCGAAGAACCAGACAGCCACTTAGCCGGCACCTTCATCTCCGCAGCCACGCGCTGCACCAGAACCTCACGGTCCTTCTTAGCCAGCGCCTCAGCCGCCTCAGCCGCCTCGCGCTCAGCTTTCTCGGCCCGCGCAATCGCCTTATCAAGCTCCGACTTATCCAGGTCCTCCAGCTCAGCCAACTTATCGGCCGCCGCCTTCAACTCCTGATAATCCGCGAACTTCGCACGCTCCCTCGCCAAGCGGGCCTCAACAATCCGGTTCAGATCATCCTGAGACTGGATAGGGGTGAATTCCTTCGCCCCGTCCTGGCCCTGCTGGGATTCACGCGCTTCTCCCGCTACAGCGGTAATGTCGTCAGACACAATCACTCACCACCCTTGACAACGATCGGCTCCACTTCAAAGAAAGCACGGGACCCGGAAAGCAGAATCTGGTCCGCGATTTCCTCTGGGATGCCGCCGTGAGTCAACTCCTTGTAAAAGGACGCCAAGAACTCGGCGGTGGTCAGCTTCTTACTGTCATCAGACATGGTTATTCCTCCATACAAAGCCTGTCGGCTATCAAATAGGCCGCACTCAACGGCGTGCGTAACCGCTTCACGGGAGAATCCGTGGAAGTATCTAAGCGACCCCAAGGTCGGCGCGCATACCCGCGACGATGTTCTTCGCCTTCTGAGCGGCAGACACAACACCCTTCGAATCGACCCACTCATACGTGTTCTTCAAAGAACCGTCCGGGGCCTTGCTCGTCGTCTTCTGCAACTCCAGGCCAGCATTCACACGGGCCCGGGCATCCGCATACGAGTCGAAATACTTGTCGGCATCGGGCTGCATCTCCACACTGTTCCCAGCATGAACAGGCACAGCAGAGCACCGACAGTGATCATGGAAGTCCTCACCCAAACGCCGGCTGCCGCGAGCCCGGATGCCTCCACCCCGACCGCCCCTGCGGCCACGAGTCTTCTCAACCGGGACCCCACGGCCGACAACACGACCCGCGGCCTCAGCCGACGTGTAAGCGGCGCCACGACTGGCGAGCATTCCGCAGAAGGCACAACAACCAGGGGACGGCACCCGCTGATACCCGACCGGGGCAGGGTCCAACTCCGCATTCCCGATGATCGTGTCCGCAGCAGCCTCAGACAACACCTGAGTCAAACCACCCGACAACAACGAGAACACCAGAGCCGCACCGCCACGCTCAAACACCGACGGCGCCGTACCAAACCCCGCCAACGCATGCCAACGCCCCGGCTCAACCCGGTCCAACGTCCCAGCAGCGAACCCGCCCCTAGCCCCCGAAATCGCCCGCGTCTCCTCATAAAACGAAGCGGACACCTGCGACGCCGCAACAGCGAACGGGTCAAACACGTCAGGGAAAGCATCAACAACCACAGCCCGCTGCCGGGCCTGAGGCAGACCATCAACAGCCCCCAACAGGCCCCGCAGCTCCGACAACGCCGCCGTGGACAACTCACCCAACAACAGCGAATAACCCAACACCGACGAATACGGGATCACTACTTCTCCTCCAACGTCGCCGCGTCAGCTTCCTTCATCCGCAGCGACACCGGCATAGCACCAGTCAGCTTGATGCCCGCCAGCCCCAAACGGGCCGCCGCATCCACCGGATCAACACCAGCACGAACCGCGATGCCCAAAGCCTCAAAACGGTCCTTCAAGCCCTTCGCATCCACCGACGCATCCTCCGCCGCCGGAGCAGCCTCAACAGGCTCAGCGGACGCCTCCAGGGTCGCCACACCACCACGCGCCGAAGCCGCTGCAACAACCGCAGGATCCGACACCGCATTATCCAAACGCTCACCAATCGACGCCACCAACGACGACACCGACGAACCCCGATGCTCAGCCTTAATCCGCGAAATATCAGAAGGTGAATACCCCAACTGCTCCATCGCAACCTCAGACGTCGGCAACAACACCCCAGTCTGAATCTGCGACACAACAGCCTGCGTCTGCGACTGCTTAGTCGGAGTCGACGGATCACGCCAACGAGACTTCAAACCTCGCAAATCCTGCGCCATCCCCGGCGTCAACTCGCCATGCAAAGCCACCAACACATTCCGGGCCAAATTCTCCCGAGCCGTCGACAACCCCACAATCTCATCCTCAGCAACCGACACCAGATCAGCCTCAGAAGCCCGAATAGCATCAGCCGAAGACGGGTTGTCCTGAATGATGCCCAAATAATTCACCGGAATCGAAGACTCACCAGAGAACATCATCGCAATCGACCGCAACTGATCCGTATGAGGCTGCATCGACATCTGCGGGAACTGACCCACCTGAACCCGCCGCAACGACGGATCCTCCTCATCATCCTCATGCTTATCCGGCACAGCCAACAACGAACCAATAATCGACTGCCACGCCGGAATCGGATTCCCATGCTTATCCGTAAACATGTCCTGATCCGCCCCCAGCATGTACCGCTGCGGCGCCGTAAAGAACTCCGCCTGCACCTCCTGGCGCAACATCGTCCGCACAGCCATATCCGTAAACGCCATCACCGGCCGCGTAATCCGCGACATCCCAAACGGCCGCTCAACAGACGCACCATGAACATAAGGAGTACACAACACCCAACCAGGCGTCGTCACATACTCATCCTCAACCAACCAAACACCAGGCCGCCGAACACACAACAACGTCCGCCCCGGCAAATACAAATTCACCCGAACCGACGAAATGATCTCCAACGCCGCAACCGTACGCCGCGACCGAGGATCAACAATCGCCGACGCATCCAAAGCCGACCGAACCGACACCAACGGATCCGGCTCACCCCTAGAAACATCACCCCGAGTCACAAACACAAACGACACAGAATGCTTCACCGCCGACAAAATCGCCTGCCGCTCAGCAGCCGCCATCTCATTCGACGAAAACACCATGTCCAAGTCATCAACCAAAGACGAACCCGACGACAACGTAAAACCCTCAGGCCGCAACCGACGCGCCAAAACCGTACACGTCTTCTGAGGCCAACCCACCACAGACGCAAACTCACGCATCGGCGGCGGAACCGAAATCCCCATCTGATCCAAACGCTTCTTGCCATCAAAATAAGCAGACCGCAACAAATTCCGCTTCTTCTTAGCAACAACCTGCGCCCACAACTGCGACAACAACGCAAACTCATCAGGAGCCAGCTCACGCACCACGATCACCTACCCCATAACAAGAACACGCCGACCCGAAGAACCCTCATCCCGCGGCTTCCTACGCTTACCAAACTTCACAGCCCCGTAATGGGCACACGTCGCAGCCATAATCGGCGTCAAATCCACATCCAACGACTTCCGATTCCACTTCCAAGCACCCCCCTTACCAAACGGCTCCTTGAAAGCCCCAGCCAACGACGCATCCAACTGCTCCTGCCCAAAATGGGTGACCGTCTTGTCTTTCACGACAGCGTCGACAAGACCGCCACACGCCTGCGACAACTCAGCAGGCCCCAGGATGAACACCTTGCAACCGCGCTTCTTCAGCATCGGCTCCAAAGAACGGGCCGGTGAATACGCGTCCATCACCACCGGGACACGACGCCGGGCCCTTGCGAACACCCAATCCACCAACTCACTCGAAGGCGCATCAGCGCCAGGCGCGTTAGCAGGCATCTCCAAATGGACGCCGGCCTCAGAGAACGCCGCCATCGTCAGCGTGATCGTCGTACGCTCCGGGTTCATATCGAGCCCAATAGCAGCCAACGGCCACTCAGCCGGCACATCCTCGATCGCACGTCCAGACCACGCATTTGCGGGAATCGGCGGCGTAGCCGCACCAACAGCCGGCCACATGTTCAACCGCTCACGCGCCAAAGAAGCCGCCGAGAAGCGCGCCAACTCAGCCTCAATGGTCGTCAGATTGATCCGCGTCCCCAAGGCAGGGTTGGCCTCTGCCCAATGCTTCCGATCCCGGACGAAGCGCTCCAACTCCTCAGCCTTCATCAACGACACATCGCCATCCGCTGAGAACTCCACCCACGCGATCCGCTTATCCGTTCCCCCAACGGCGCCATCACGGGCCCGC